GTTGTGCAGTTGTGTAAGGTGTTGTAATTTCAAAAACTTTATTAGATACACCACCAGAACTATAAGCAGTAAATCCTGTGCTATTTATATCTACTCCATCTTTGTCTTGTAGTTCAAATGTATTTGTTGTTTTATCTGCAACTAAAAATCTTTTACCATTTACTTCTGTCATACCTGCAACAGCAGTAATAACAACTTCATCACCATTTTCATAACCATGTGAACTAGCAGTTACTACAGCAGGATTAGCTTGAGTAATACCAGTAATAGTTTTGTCGCCTTCTAAAACAGAACCATCATCCTTATAAACTCTTATCTTAAGATTAGAAAACTCAAGCATATACGTTTGAGTTGTAGAAAATTCAAAAGGGATTAATCTTGTTTTGTTAGCACTACTTGCTACTTCAGCTACAAAAGTAGTACCTGATCTTCTTGCTGCCGCACCATGTGGGTAAACAATAAAATTTTCTAATCGTTTACAACTTGATGAATACTTGGTTAAATCATTACGACCATCTAAACGTGGTGAAAGCTCTCCACCTGTAAAGTTGGTCAGTTGTGCTGCAACTCGTGCCATGTGTTAATACCTTGAGTTAATAAAGGTAC